ATGGAGTTAAGAAGCATGCTTCTGGCCCTGTCGCAAAACGGTTGATCGCTGAAGAGGGTTGGCAATATGCCAAACCAGATGTGGTTTCATCTGGACCTGTTGAAGCACAACCAGTAAAAAAGAATGTAAAGCAAAATAAAGCAAAGGATGATATGAAACAAGATGATCCTGAGTTATATGATGTTTTAAACAGCGAAGATTCTACTCTTTTAAATGAAGAGGATGAATAAACTTAGTTAAGGAGAATAAATTATGGCGGTAATTTCAGGACACGGTGGTGTTATCACAGAAGGTGGTTCAAATACTAATGTTGCAAACCTAAGAAGTTGGTCAGTAGAGCAAACACAAGACACTATTGAAACAACTACTATGAATGGTGATTTTGACACAGCAGTATCGAGAACTTATGTTGCAGGTCCACACACATGGACTATGACAGCAGACATCTTTTATGATGCTACAGAAACAGGTATGACTGATTTGCAAGACGCAGCAAGTTCATTAAGTGCAGTTGCAGTTAAACTATATCCAGAAGATGATGATGCATCTACATATTACTACACAGGTAATGTGATTGTGACATCATTTTCAGTGACAACATCTGTTGATGGTATGGTTGAAGCTTCAATCAGTGCTCAAGGAACTGGTGCTTTAGCTTGGCAGAATACATAATAGGATTTTTGTTGTGCAAGTCGGTGTTAGATTTAAAGCTTCTAGAAGTTTGTCTGACTTTCAAAAAAAAGTTGAGGTATTCTTCAACAGAGTAAAAGATCAAACATATTCGGCTGCACGACAAAATACACCCAAAGATACGGGTTTTGCTCGTTCTCAATGGAAACAATCTAAAACAGCTAATCGTTTCGAGGTTAGTAATAAAACTCCCTACATTGGTAAATTAGAACGTGGACACAGTAAACAAGCAAAACGTGGAATAACAAAACCTACTGTCAGGAAAGTGGCAGGTTATATGAACAATACGAGGAGAATAACACGATGAGTGATAAAGAAACTAAAAAGAAGTCTGCAATCGCAGCAGCTACCGAACATTATAGAAATAAGATCGGTGGTGAATTACAAAAATATAGATGTGAAGAATGGAATCTTGACATTTATTACAAAGCAACAGCCAGTTTAGCAACTGAGAATAAGATTATGGGACTTCAGCAAAATGGTAAAACAGCTGAAGCACTATGTGAAAGCATTATTCAAAAAGCTTTCGATGAAAATGGTAAACGTCTATTTGTAGCAGCAGATAGAGAAGAACTGATGAATGAAGCAGATCCTCAAGTTATCATTAAAATCGCAGGAGTTTTAAATAATGCCAACAGCGATAGTATAGAAGATATCGCAAAAAACTAGAACGGGACAGAGATCTATATATGCAGATCTCTCTCGCTGATTATCTAAAATGCACGATATCAGACGTTCAGAAAATGTCCCTGATAGAATTTAAAACTTGGATAGCATATTTTCAAGTGAAGCAAGCAGAGGAAAAGAGAGAATCTAAAAAACATGGCAATCAAAGAGCAAATAATCCTAGAAGGCGTAGATAAAACTAAAGCCGCTTTTAGTTCTGTACAGAAAAATCTACAAAATATAGATAGAAATACATCAACTACTAGCAAAGGATTTTCTCGTCTACAAACAGCCATTGTTGCCGCTGTTGGTGCATTAGGTACATTTAAATTAGCAAAAGGTTTCCTAGATACCGCCGTACAACTAGAAAACTTAGAAGTCCAACTTAAATTCTTAACTGGGTCAGCAAAAGAGGGTGCAGCTGCGTTTGAAACATTAAACGAATTCGCTGGTAAAGTACCATTTGAATTACGAGATATTGCAAACGCCGCACCTAACCTTTTGACAGTTGTAGATGGAACTGATGAATTAAATGAAGTATTAGCTTTAACCGGTGATATTGCCGCCGCAACCGGATTAGATTTTAAAACCACTGCAGAACAGATACAAAGAGCATTTAGTGGTGGTATTGCAGCTGCTGATATATTCAGAGAAAAAGGTATTAAATCACTATTAGGTTTTCAAGAGGGAACCAGATATACAGCAGAACAAACTAAAGAAATTATTACTGCAGCATTTAGAGATGGTACTACAACCATTAAGGGTGCTAGTGGTGATATGGCACAGACACTTACTGGTGTCCTTTCACAACTTTCAGATAAAACACTACGTTTTCAAAAAGCATTAATGGATGCAGGTCCATTTAACTTTATTAAATCACTAGTAAAATCATTAGATGATTATCTACAAAGTAAATTTGGTAGCATAGAACAAGCTGGTGCACAAATGGGTCAAAAACTAGTTGATGCATTTCAAGCAGCTACAATTGGTTTAGCTAAATTTGGTGATATGATTACACCATTAGTTAAAATGGCAGCTAATGCAATCAAAGGTTTATTTGACATGGTCAATAGTTTGCCGGGTGTTATCAAAAGTGTAGGTGTTATTGGTTTCTTATTGTTGGGTATCAAAGGTAAATTATTAGTATTAACTATTGCTGCATCATTTAATAAAATCAAATTATTATTTGCAGACTTAATGGATTACTTTGTAAAAGGCAAAGAAACACTTGCAAAACTGGTTGACAAATTGGGAATGGATGAATATGCAGAATCACTACGACAAAATGCAAAAGAGATTGCTGAGAGTAATGAAAAAATACGTAAAAGTGTAGAAGAAGCAGGCAAAAGTATTATTGGTGATAATGAAGAAATTGTCCTATCAATGGGTGATTTTGGTGAAGTCACAGCAGAAGAATTTGAAAAAGCAGGACCACTTGTACAAGCTTTAACAGAATATTACAAACAACTAAATGAAGAGACAGCAAAAACTGCAGCAATACAAGAAGGTCTAAGTTATGTAGATCCAATTATGGTGTTGGGTGAAAGAAAAGCTGAAGAGATTGCAAAAGAACAAGCTGCAAATGTAGAATTACAAAAACAACTAGAAAAAATTAATCAAAAAATCTACAATAATAAATTGTACTTTAAAAAGTTGGAAACTGAAGCTATAGAAGCATTTAATCAGGAGCAAATAAAAGAAGCTGAAAAAATGGCAATGCGTAAAAAGTATTTCCAAGAAATAGTGACAAAAGCTGAAGAAAAAGAAGCTAAAAAACAATTATTCATACAGACACAATTGAATAAGAGAAAATTAGACTTTCAACAAAAGGTTGCTGAAGCAGAAAAACAATTTAGAGAAAATCAAACAACAGCATTAAAAAGTTATACTGATGGTTTTATTTCAGAAATGGAAAGACAATCAAATGTAATGGAACAATTAAGTGATGCTGGTCAGCGTGCATTTGGTTATATGACTGATGCAATAACTACATTTGCAATGACAGGTAAATTTAACTTTAAACAATTTGCAAATAGTGTTATACAAGATCTAGTACGTATTGCAGCTAAACAAGCAATTGTGTTTGCATTGAAAAAAGCTGCATCATTCTTTTTACCATTCCCTATACCATTCTTCGCAGATGGTGGTAATATAGGTAAAAATCAACCGGGTATTGTGGGTGAAAAAGGTCCAGAATTATTTGTGCCTAATCAAAGCGGTACAATAATACCTAATGATCAATTAGGTAGAAGCGGTGGTATGGATTCAAAAGAAGTCACTATCAATTTTACTGTAAATGCAATTGATTCTGCAAGTTTCGCAGATGCTATGGGAGAGCAGCGTGATCTGATAGTAAATATTGTAAATGAAGCCGTTACGAACGATGGCAGAAGGGCAATAGCATAATGGCAGCAGATTTTAATGCAATATTACCAGCTGGTGTAGAACCACAAGCAGTTGAATTTAGCAGTGATGTTCCTACAATACGTAATTCATCAATTAGTGGTAGAACATTTGTGCGTCAATTTGGTGGTCATCATTGGAAGTTTAAGATAGTATTACCTGCCTTGACACATGAACAATGGCAAAAAGTATCGGCGTTTTTGATAAGTAAAAGAGGTGGTTATTCAACATTCACAATATCTTTACCATTTATCAACAGAATACAAACAACAGCTGTAAAATCACCTGATGATGGCACTACATTCACAAGCGGAAGTCATGCAGTTGGTACAAGAACTGGTATATCATTGTCAATGAGTACACAATCCGATAGTGCTGCAAGAGCAATGAGAACAGGTGACTTTATACGTTTTTCTAATCACGATAAAGTATATCAAATAACAAGTGGTAATGAATCATTTACAAATGCTTCTCCTACACAAACGATATCAATCGAGCCAGGTCTAAAAACAGCATTGAGTTCTACTACTAGCGTAAGTGATGGTGGAAATCGTGAAGTATATTTTACGGTAAGACAAACAGGTGATGTAATTCGATTTGATACAGATCATGAGAGATTATTCAGATTTGAGTTTGATGTAGAAGAGGATTAAATGAGTCGTACAAATATTTCAGGCAATTCCAATTTATGGGCTAATGATGGTAGTGGTGTTATACAACAAAACGCTATCACAATAGGACATTTATACGAATTTTATTTTGACACACCACAATTCTGTACAGATTTTGGTACTGATTTAACATATACAAGTACAACACGCGGCAGCAGCGAGACATATGGCACAAGTTTAGCAGTCATCGGTATGAGTGCTGTCGATGAGAGTAGTAAATTACAAGTAGGAAAGATTTCTATACAAATCAGTGCGCATGATGCAACTGATGTAGAATTATTTCTTAATACTGATGTTGTAAACAAGCGTGTAGTCATATATAGGGCATTCATAGATGATGATGGGGCATTTGAGAGTGGTAGTCCATATCTATTCTTTGATGGTAATATAGAATCATATGCTATAAAAGAAACTGATAAATCATCATCGATAAGTTTAACTATTGCATCACATTATGCAAACTTCCTGCAGACCAATGGAAGAAAGACAAATCCTAATTCACAACAAAATACAACATATTATAGTAATACATCAAAATTTACCGATGATAAAGGCATGGACTTTGCAAGTTCTATGGTGAGAGATATCAAATGGGGTCAAGAGTAATGAAGTGGATAAGAAAACAATTTAACAAACTCGCTAAATGGTGGTTAAACAAACAATCTCCTCCTGGAGAATATATTGTATACATCAATGAGCAAGAAGAGAAACTACTTAAAAAACATGGTGGTGCAGGTGATGTATGGCAGGACACTGGCATAAGGAGTTTCTTCCACAAAAAAGTAAAAAGATTTTTCAAGAGAGCAAAAAAGGCTGTCAAAAAAGCTATTGGAATAATATTAAGTCCATTTCAAGCTATAGGAAAAATATTAGGTGGTTTGTTTACTCCTGATATTCCAAGCTATGACAGCGCAGATGCTTATGATAGTGCACAACAGGGTATATTAGTCAATAAACAAAGTAGTGCTGGTAGCATTCCTGTGATTTATGGTGAAAGAAAAGTTGGTGGATATAGAGTGTTTATATCTAATAACGGAAGTGGTAGAAATGAATATCTTTATGTTGCATTGGTAATGAGTGAAGGTGAGATTGACTCTGTGCAAAAATTATACATCAATGATGAAGAAATACCATTAAATGGTGCACTAACACACGGTACTGAAAGAGAACCGAGCAGCGGTCGTTTCAAAGACAGACTAAAAGTACAAGCATTTATGGGTAAGGATGATCAAAGTGCGTCATCACTATTAAAAGGTGCACCTGGTTGGGGTAATAGTCATAGATTGCGTGGTTTGGCGTATATTGCATGTCGCTTTGAATGGAAAAAGGCAACAGAACAAGAATTGAAAGATCAAAAAAATAGTAATCCATACGCAGGGGTACCTGATATAGTTGCAATCGTAAGAGGTAAAAAGGTTGCAACAAGTTATAGTGGAAAAGATACGACATCTGCAGTTAGTACATATAACACAGACTCAAAATCATATTCAAGCAACCCTGCTGATTGTCTATTAGATTACTTAAGAAATCCAAGATATGGAAAAGGGTTAGATGATAATAGAATAAACTTTGCTTCATTTAACGAAGCCAGAGATTTATTGGCAACTACATATAATTTTGCAAGTGGTGTCACCCTACCTCTATTAGATTGTAATACATTATTAAAAACTGATGATTCAATATTCAATAACACAAAGATTTTATTACAGGCATGTCGTGGTTTATTGCCATATCAGGAAGGCAAATATAAGTTGGTTGTAGAAACTTCAGTTTCTAGTCCAGGAGACTTATTTGAAATCAATGATGATAATATTGTTGGTGATTTATCAGTGGTGGGTGAAGGTAAAGACAGCAAATTTAATACTGCACAGGTGACATTCACAAACAGAGATAAGAATCATGAGACAGATACAATATATGTTATAAATCCAACAGCGTTGGCAGCAGATAATAATGAAGTGTTAAAAAAAGATTTTATAGCACCAGGGATAACTGATGAATATCAAGTAGAATCATTTGCTGAAAAGGTTATAAAGAAATCACGTAAAGGAAAAGTGGTATCATTCAAGGGTGACCCTGAGTTGGCAATATTACAAATAGGTGATGTCGTCAAGTTAAAACATGGTTATTATGGTGATGATAGTGATCCATCAATCGCCGGCCATTGGATGTTTAATTATGCTCACAATAACACAACAAATAGTTTATTTAGGGTAAGTGATCTAAAACATGATGTTGATGGACTTGTACAAGTAATATTATTAGAACATGATAATGATATGTGGGATATAACACAGGTACAAGAGAAAAAGAGACTAAATGAGGGTGATGTTAATCTACCCGGTGGTCCATCAGATCCACCAGCTGATCCGCCTGCAGGAAATGTAAAAGTAGAATATAGCATTTATAAAGATAGTACCGGAACATACATTGTTTTTAAGATAAGTAATATTGACCCAACAGTAACTCACATCAACTTTGAATTTGGTTCAACAGGTGCTGAGAATCAATACACATGGACTTATAATAATGCATATGATCCGTGGAGAGTTTACATGAATACAAATAATGCTAGACAGGTAAGATATAAATTATCGTTTTTTAAAGAGACAAATGTTTACCCAATCGTATCTACGTTTCAAACAATAAACATACCTACAACACTTCCCGCTCAATATTCAGGGACATTAATAGGAGGATAATATGGCAAGTAATGGTGCATTTGATCCTAATTTTTTTACTTATTTCTTTAAAGGTGTAGGTACATTTGCCGATCTGCCCTTAACTTGGGGTATTTTTAGAGATTGGACAATCGACCCTGTACAGTTAGAATATAATAGTGGTATAATAGATCTAGGTATAGTAAAGAGTGTTCGTCCTTTGGTTGATTTACAAGCAGATGGTGTGGCAAGGGTAGAGATACTATATAGTGAGACAAGCTCAGACCTAAGCACAGACACTACCACAATAGGCAGTTTAAGCGAGCTATATAGTTCATTAGGTTATTATGAAAGCGGCTATTCTGATGCCTCCTATGGTCCTATAACATGCAGATATGTGCAATTTAAGGTATATGTATCTAACTTAAATGAGTCTGGTGATCATAGAGTAAGTCAAATTAGATTTTTAAACTATACATTCGATGATACACTAATACAGGAATTTCAACCTAGAGTTGATACACAACAACTAGATGGTTTGGCTATCAGTGATGGTAGTGTGGTATCTGGTACATTAAATAACGTGACAAAAAGAATTATTGTACCACAAAAAACATACGGATTAATTACAAGTGTGAATGTCATGCAAAATCAAATAGGTGCAAGTGATACAACATATCACATTGTGCCAGAAATACAATATGATAAAGATAACACTAATAGATTATATTACATAGGTCATGACATCGATCGTTGGGATAATACTCATAGTGATAGTGTCATAGATATAACCATTAGCGGACTAGAAGGTGTAGAAGAATTAACGACTGGAGGATTAGCTTAATGACAACATGGCCAAGTGGAAACAAGACAACTACAGCTAATGTAGATAGTAGTAGAGATAGCATATCTGCAACAAGAACAGATATAGAGAAAATGATCAATAATCAAAATGATATAATTGATATATTCAACATACCTGCCACTCCAACAGATAATTACATGTTAATATGGAATGCATCGACTTCTAAGTTTGATGTAGAACCATCAATGCTAGGCAAACATGATATATGGATACCCGCACAGGCTATGTACCCTACAGCTGATGGTGGGTGTTCACCAATAACTACAGTAGAGTTAACAGAGGGTGCACCTGAATTAAGAGTATTAGATTTTTCTAATTCAACAACACAATATGCACAATTTTCTATTGCAATGCCTAAATCATGGAATGAAGGAACTATAACATTTACAGCATATTGGACTGGAGCATCAGTCGCACTAACAGGTGGTGTTAGCTGGGGTTTGCAAGCTGTCGGTGTTTCAGACGATGATGCAATAGATTCTACATTCGGAAGTGCAGTTGTGATAGATGACGAATATATTCAAAACGATGATTTACATATAACATCAGAATCATCAGCATTGACTGTTGGTGGAACACCACAAGCTGGTGATCTAACATTCTTTCAACTGTATAGAGATACAGCAGACTCGAATGATACGTATGCTGCAGCGGTTAGATTGGTTGGAGTAAAAATACATTATACAATTGATGTAGGAAATGATGACTAATGGCTTTACCAATGATGACATACCTACAAGGTGGAGCTCAGCAAACAACTGAAATAGACGTAGAGGCCATTAACTTTAATGGTAGCAGTAGTACTATATTGTATGATAATAACCTATGGCGTGATTTCTCAGCAAATACACCTACAATGACATGTTCATTTTGGATAAAACCAGTATCAGAGAATAATTTTTTTGCTGATTTTATTGCAACATGTCCAACTGCTGGTGATAATGATCATATTATTGCACTATTAAAAGGTACAGGTGGTGATGGTCAAATGGGTGTATGGTTTAATTTAGAATCTGGTGCTGGTTCTAGTAATGGTTTAAGTGTTCAAACAAACACAGGTATTACAATCGGCAGCTGGAATCATGTATTATTTTCAGTCAGTTCTAGTTCACCAAGTAGCCCAGATTTAGTTATTAATGGATCCGCAGTAAGTCCAACAATCAGTTATAATAATACTACTATGTTTGGAGATAGTGCAACTGAAGATAGTAGAATGGGATCGCATGATGGTGCTGGTTCAAGTCAAGTAGACTTTTTAGATGGAGATTTAGCAGAATTCTTTTTAAAGAATACATATTATGATTTAAGTCAGCAGAGTAATATAGAATTATTCAGATCAAGCGCAGGAAAACCTGTTGATGTATCTGCATTATCACCATTGGTATATTTGAATGGTAATGCATCGACATGGACAAATAGTGGTTCATCAAGCTTGGGAACACAAACATTGACTGATATAACAACGGCATCTACATCACCGAGTGATTAAGATAATAAATATATTTAATTAAGGAGAATTAATTATGGCATGGCCAACAGATTCAAGTGGAGTTAGCACATCTAACGTAGATTCAGCGACAAAAAACCCAGCAGATGCAAGGGCTGATATTTTTAATGCATTTGTTGAATTGCAAAATGTTATTGACGGAAGAGGACAAGCCAGTGGTGTAGCATCATTGGATTCAAATAGTCAAGTTCCTCAATCACAGATAAATCCAACATTAACATCTAGTGGAACTACAGATATAACATTATCACCTGCAAGTAGCATGGTAAAAATACAGGACTTCATTAATTTAAATCCTGTTGCACATGCATCATTACCTAGTTCTCCTGTTCAGGGTGATGTAGCATTCTTAACTACAGACAGTTTGAGTGCATCACAGAATAAATTAGTTTATTACAACGGTACAGCTTGGCGTTATATAGACGAATCAGGTGCTGTTGACTAGGAAATAATATGGCTTGGGCAAATTCAAATAATATTATCACTACCAATTTAGATTCAGATTCTGATTCACCACAATTGGCTAGACCTGATCTTAAAAATGCGTTGGATGAATTAACAAAAGTAGCAGATAATAGTAAAATAATATATACACCTTCATTTTCGAAAACCGCAGGTAATGTGTCAATCACACACCAAGTACAACAAGGTTATTATGTACAAATGGGCAGTATAATATTTTTATCTGTATTCCTAGATGCAATAATAAACTACTCAGACGAAACAGGATCATATTCATCTATAACTATAAATCTACCAGTGGCACCATCGATAACATCAAGGTATCACAACAACTTTCAAGTATGGATGGGCCCTAATGCTTTGGGTGCTTCAGCACATCCAAGTGGAGTCGATTGGCCTACCACACCAACCATGTTCGCCGATCTTATAGCGGGATCAACAGCAATGGGATTTAGACTTATAAGAACTACAAATAATTCAGATGATGCTGGTACTCAATCAGATATACCAACATTATCTAGTAATAATATAACGGCTTCGGTCAGTGGCACACGAAGACACATAACAGCAGTACAAGGATTTTATTTTGCATAATGAATAAAAAAGAACAAGATAGATTAACACAGGTTGAGATAGATACAAAAACAATTGATACCAATATGCGTCTATTGCACAAAGATGTTAACATCATTCGCGATAATCATTTAGTACACTTAGCGCAAGACATTAAAAAATTAGATACGAGATTATGGGCTGTGTTGCTATTATTGGTAGCTTCTTTGTTTATTCCTTTTGTATCTAAATTATTTTTTTAATGCCGCCAATCACTAATCAATTTTGTACTCAATATAATAATCCAACATGGGATTGGAAAATTATATCTACTAGTTTGTATGCAACTGATATATTATATTGGTCACGTAGAAGAACACTATCAACATATAGATTATCATTGAGAGAAAGACCGTATCTGTTATTTTTTGATGGTACAAAGATAATAGATTATACACAATTTAAAGGATCATTTCTCATGATCTTTAAACCACTAAATGCAAATATCACAAGAGATGTAAAAATAGCCTGTTTTCCACATTCTGCTGAGAGACAGGAAGCCTACGATAAATTCAAAGATGATGTTGTTGCCTATTGTAATGGAAGTATTAAAGGGCTGCAGGGGAGTAGGTGTAATGACTAACTACGAATAAAACCACCTAATCCTGCAACCCAATATTAATTAAGAAATATACTTCTTAACTAATTCTTTTGGCAAATCCCAGCCATCACCTAAGAGCATTCTAATTGCTGATTCAATGACAACTGTTTTTGGATCGATATCGTTTACTTTATATTTTTCTTTTAATTCACGTTCTTTTTGTAATTTTTCACGTAAATCATCGATCACTGTTTGCGGATCTTTTTTTGGAGTTGGTGCCACAGCTGGTTTTGATTCAACTGTTGTAGTTGGCATTTCTCCATTATCTAATGCATTTTTTATTTTTGCATATGCTTCTTGTTGTTCTGCAATTCCACCATTTTCTACTTTTGATAAGAAATCACCAGGTATATGCATATCATCTCTGAATATTCTGTTTAATAACCATAAACCCTGTTTTGGTGTGATTGTTCCTCTTTCACTTAATCTAATATCGATACCTTCGATAATGTCATAAGTTATTTGGTTCGATTTATTGGTAGTTTGTAATATAGTTTTGACTACCTGTTCTGTGTTTTTCATGTTTCGATTCTCCTTAATTGATTCGATTTATATTATTATATACAAAATAAAATGCAAAGTAAATCATTTATTTTGTGAAACCATATTTTTTCTTTAGTTCGTCAAGTGTTTGCTCTGTGCTTTTTTTGACAACAGGTTTTTTATGTTTCCATGGAGCACGTTCTTTCATTTTCTTACTCCATTTTTGTCTTTCCTCTGGTGTCCATCTTTGAATATTGCCATTTTTTCTTTTTTGTAATAATTTTTCTTTCCATTGTGGATCATCCCATTTTGCCTTCATGGCTGCACTCTGTTTTGTCTTTGTGATGCTGGCCTTTCGTTTTAGATCCACTAATTCTTGCAAAGCCTTCATAATCTCTTCATCATTCTTACTCATTATGTATACTCCAAATTATCAATTTTAAATGTAATACCTTCACTGCCTTTTGCAACTATTTCTTTTACAACACTCAGTTTATATATTTGTTTATCATCAAATCCATACTTCATTTGTAGTATGTCTAAGAATGGTTTAATAAAGTTGTCTATATCACTTCTTGAATTGCTGTAATATACAACCATTGATATAGATAACTTAATCTTTTTGCTTATTTGTAATGGTGGCAACTTTTCCAACATAACTTTTTCATATTCTCTATACTGACCGCTTTTACGTTTTCTGCCAAGCCATGCTGCATTGACACTCAACGGTTTTACATATACAGTATAACCATCAACTGGTTTTATGTTTTTCCCACCTATTTTCTTTCTCTTACTCACCTAAATGTATCCATTGTCTTTTTTCATGACTTCTACACCATAATTTGCCAGCATCATTTGCTTGTGGATATGATTCTGCAAAGTAGATGTGTGTTGCACCAGTATTAATCAATAATTTTAAGCATGATACGCATGGTGCTGTTGTGCAATATATACTTTTTGTTTGATGTATATTTGGACATTGTGCAATTGCATTTACTTCTGCATGTACTGCTTGACAACGATCCAATCCTTGACCACTTGATTCAGTTGCACCAGGACATGGAACATCAAAACAATGTTTGACACCTCTCGGTACACCATTATATCCGGTTGATTGTATATTTCCAAACACATCTACTACAACACAACCTACCTTTCTGCGTACACAAGTTGCTCGTTCAGAGACAACATGTGCAATATCCATATACCATCGATGTTTGTCTGGTCTATGTGCTTTATCTTTAGTTTGAAATCCCATCATATTAATATCTTTTGGTAAATGGTGATATTACATACCCCTTACCATTACTTCCCTTTTTTTCTTTTAATTGAACACCAGTGGGTTGAAAACCCAATTCTTGTGCTTTGTGTTTTTTAATATGTACCTGTAAAAATTGTGATGAAAGATAATTGGTCTCTATTGGATCACCAGTCATATTACTTTTCTTACACCAAGTACATTTCCATTTTTTCTCTTCTTCATCTCTGTTCCAATCATCTAGATCTCGCAAAGCCTGTAAATGTGAAATCAAATGTTCACTATCTCGAAACGTATAGGGATCAAAAGCTGGTGTTGTAAAATCAACATCATTTTCACTGCTATCAAGTACATCTTTTACCTGTTTAAAATTTCTTTCATATATGTGTCTGCTGCCTGCATTCATATACAATGTGCCAAGTTCTAATTTATCCCAGCCGAGTTGACGTAATCGCAACATAATTGTGGCAGTCATCATTGTGAAGTTAAATGCATCATATGGAACACCCAGCCAACAATCACTACTACGCATATTGGCAACAGTGTGTATCTTGTTATCCCTTATGAGAAATTGTAGATTTATGGTACATGGAACATCCTTTGTAGGACCGGGATTTTCTCGCCATATATTCACTACAGCTTGTCTGGTATCCGGATCTGCCATCAATGTTTTACACACATACAGTGTTTGATCTATAAACTTGGGACCGTATGCACCATAGAATGATATGCCATCATCACTGAATCTCGATATTTCCTTTGACCAGGGAGCAATTGTGTTTACTCGGTTATCACCACTCAATATCCATGCAGCCTCTGCCACCATGAATCGATAACCCATATTTCTCTTACTCCAAGTGACCACGGGATACTTCATATCAATTTCTATTGTATTATTCAATAATTCTACTATTTTCTGACCTCTAGGAGCACTCCTGGTTCCCTTGTTCATAACATCTAATAGTAAATTATACCATGTCTTATTCATCATATGCACCATTCCCTTATTAATTCAGCATAATCATCACCATGTTTTGTCCAATCATAATGAAAGAAATGCTCTTTATTTTGTACACCACCCTGCATTACCCATCTGTCTACAAGATTTTGTGGAAGATAATGTAGATGTCTGCCACACAACAGATCGATATATCTGTCTACCACACCGGTAATGCTCGAATACATCTCACCATTCTCTTTTCTACGTTTGTAGTGTTGATTTATTTGTTGATCTCTGTCCGGAATACACATGATGTATCTGGCATCTAATTCCTGCAATCTTTTGTGAAACTTTTCTTCAGCGGGTGCATAACTGCAACCTGATCTGTACTCACTGCCATATACACATTCACTTATCCAATGACGATCTAATACCACCACACTCTTACCGCTTGCCATTGCCTCTTGAGCACGTATGATATTCATTCTGTGATGATTGAACACATCCATGTCCTGTTGATAGGTACTGTGTATGTATTCAACATTATCCTGACCGAGAAAGGACACGATATTGTTTGCGAGTGTTGTCTTCCCACTACAATCGGCACCTTCCAATACTAATACCCTAGCCATGATGTTCTCCTACCAGATCAGTCAAATCAGGCGCTTTCCACCCTTCGGGTTTCACAACATCAAATGTTGTTCCCCGTTTTGAATCTTCACTCTTCTCTGCTCTAATCTTTCGCATATTTGCATCATGTACTCGATTCCATGCCTCATCAAAGTTCGCCCCGCACATGACTGCAGTTCCCACAGTAAGATAGGTTATATCCACCAGTGCATCCAATACTTCTGGCCAATCTCTACTTTGTGCGCTCTTGGTCAATTCAAGTAATTCTTCATGTATGTGTAGTATTCGTGTTTTCATTTCCTCATCACCCAGGGGTGTAAATCTGTCTGGACAGGGTAATTGATACCGGGTGAGAAAGTGTTCTAAATCGTGTGTGTACATCGCTTTATCCTTTTATATATTTTTAATTTATTTATCATTATACTTACTATTATAATATAAAAGGATGTGGAATGTAAATCATTAAATATGGGACTGCAATCCCGAAACAAAATGGAAAAGGACTGCAGTCCGCAATAGGAGTAAAGCAATGATAAACATATCATCACAATTACAATGATTATAATATCACACCACACACAAGAGTACATCACTAATTTCGCGAAAGATGCAAAAAAGGGTGTACAAGAGGATATATAATATATTATAATATAACTATACATTACAACTAGAAGCATGTGATCATGTATGTAAATGCGTCGATATAAAGATGGTGAATACAATACCAGGTTGTCTGAGATCCTGATGTAATAAAAAATAGACTAGGTATGGCACAAAGTTGCAGCTATGTCAAACGACTTCGCGTGGCAACATAAAAATACAACTGGTGTAGGTTGGTTTAGCCCAAAGACCTGTGTCGTCAAATACCTTGAGTTTTCAAAAGAAATACCTACTGAGTTAGATACGCAGATACAATCTGTTTGTGGAATAGCTTAAGCTTGTGATAGCTGAGTTATGTCCGCAGATAGATTAAATTATTAAATTATTCACCCAATAATACCAATCCAATTATAGAAGACATATACCAAGTCATATAATAA